ACATCAATGTTTTGCTCTCGGATGTCAATTAGTTCCTCTGGGAATTTTAATGCTCGTTCTCTGACTGCTTGCCTTGTGTAATCTATTTTAAATTGCTTTTCGATAGCTTTTGCAGTCCTCGAAAATAGTCCTGCGTTCTCTCTCAGTATTGTTAAAAACTCTTTATCGCTTATTTTTATGTTCATGACAATTAATGTGAAATTTGAATGATATAATTTACTTAAATTCAGCCGTTTACCTTAGTGATTTGATTTCGAACTTTATAAACTCGCTACCTTTGGCAACTATTGTCTTCACTATCACTATTTTATAGACTTCTGCGTCATCAAAATTATACTTTTTTTGCAATATATCCAAAAATGGTTTCATGGGATTGTCTATGTCCGATGCTTTGTTGCTGAATCCAAACTCAAAGTCAATTTGGTATGGCGGCTCTGGCAGTTGCATTGGCTTTAATGTCAAAAGCATTTGTTTCTCATAGACTTTGTACTCTGGAGACTTAAATCTTTTGCCTTGCCATGCTTTGTTAACGCTTAGAGGTTTAATATGTGCAATTCCGATAGCCATTCTTTAGTCAGTTTGTTGTCGTGTGCTTTATTGTGGCATTCCCTGCATAATGCAATTAAGTTTTCAATTGCATCTTGTTGGTCTTTGGTCTTCTTGCCGAACTTAGACCTAAACACAATGTGATGGATGTCGACCGCTTTAGCTTTGCATACTTCGCAGGCAATAAACGAATGCTCGTCTAAGCCATAGTGATTAAAATAAACTTTAATGTGCTTTTGCATTTCACTATTATTTTAAAAATTGTGACATTTTGTGGCTCATTATTCGAATAAATACGTATCAATGCGGCTCACTTTTGAGCCACAAGTTTTAACATCTGTTCAATGTCTTCTTGTCTAATTGTAAAAATTGGTTCGGGTATGTCTGTTAATGTAAATTTTAATTCCTCTTCCATTTGTTAAATGTTTTTTTGGTGCTTGTTAAATATTTTAGTAAAGTTTCATGCACTTTGTCCACTTAAATCGTTAAAAAACTGGACTTTTATTTTCCAAATGTGAAATTGTCTATTCGCTCCCTTGCAAATATTTTAAATTCATTCCCTTTGCCATCCTTAAAAATAATAACAGAACTTTCTTTTATACCAATTTTAATTACTAATTTATTTTGGTCTTTTTCTGCCTTTGCTAATAACACTGGCTCATCGTTGTTAAATTGAAATGCCCATTCAGCTTTGTCAAACTCTGGATTGTCTGTTGCTGCCTTTACTTTAGGTTTAAACAGATTTAATATTGCTTTTATCATAGTTTTATAGTTTAAAGATTAAATGCTCCAAGTCTGTTAATTGTTGGATTATATTTTTGGTTTTGGCCTCTAAGTTCTTTGGCCTTATTTTCATACCATTTAGCTTTAGCCAAATCCCTTTCGACTGGTTGGTCTGGTTTGTCGCCAAGTCTCATTCTGTATTTAAAAGCGTTCATTTCACAAAACGCAATATATTTCTCAACGCCCCAGATGTCAAGCATCATTTCAAATACTTGCTTATCGCCTTTTTTATAATAGTCTGGATTGATGTCGCTCATGGTTTTATTAGTTTTACTTTGTTAAACATATCCTTTTTGACAACGTATCCCAGTGCTTCGTATAATTTTAAATACCGATATGCCGTTCTGGTTGTTACTTCCAAATACCTTGCTATTGTGTGAATGTTTCTTGACTTGTCCTGCAAGTATTCCAAAAGCCTTATGCACCTATACATTTTGTGTTGATTCATGCTTTAAATAGTTTGTTGTAACTAAACTCAAATGTAATTCCCCAAACAATGCAAAAGATGCAAGCATCCAAAATGCCGTACATTGGAACGTACATAACAACGGCCAAAGATATAAAGCCAAGCATTAATCCTTTAGCCAAATGCCATCCATCTGTCAAAGCCGAAAGCATAGTGCTTGACAAAAAGAAACTTTCGCCGTTGCGAATGTCTCCATTTTCCCATTTGTTTTTCCAACTGATTCGCCAATCCCAGAATTGTTGGTTTTTAAAGTTTCTAAAAATGGAAACATCGTATCTGGTTGACAAGGTGTCCATTAAAGCGTTGCACATTGATGCTAAAATAATAAAAATTATACTCATAGTCCTAAATTTTGGTTAATTATTTTGCTATTTAAAATTTTAAATGGAGACTCTTTGCCCTTGCCAAATAACTCTCGTTTAATTCGCCTATCGTATTGGTTCCAGTCATCGTGAGTGGCCATAATTTTGATATGTTTAATCACATGCCCCATTTGACAAATCAATTCGTAGTATTTAGGATTCGCCATTTTCTTTGTTTACTCTATAAACTAAATATTCAGACTGAGTCAATTTGCGCCCCTCTACGCTAATAACTCGCACCGCACCACTACTTGGCTCACTTCGCCATAGTTCGTCAAACTCGGCAAGCAATTCACGTGTTCTCGACCATTCTTTCGGCTCTGGTGCTTTCTTATATTCTTTTTTATCCATTATTTTGTTTGTTATTGCCTTAACTTGCTCAATTATTTCGTCCGATGGCTTGTTGTCCAGATAGCTTTGCTCCCACTGCTTGTATTTTTCTTGAATGGCCTCTGACTCAACTTGCTCCTTAGCTTTTTTTAAATCGTTTTCAAATCTATGCAAAATTTTAAAAATAGTCGTAATGTCAAATGAATGAAACAATTCGATTTCGGGATATTTGCCCATTTTAAAGTTGTTAAACGCCATGACGATATGCTGAATAGACCAATAGTAATATTCCGAATAGACCATTTGCGCAGCTTCAGCAATCTGGCTTTCGCTCATGTTCTTAGAAACATTCAAAGAAACGATTAGCCCATCGATTGTGCGTTCAATTACTTTTGAAACAAAGCCATCGCCCTGCTCTTTTCTAATCGAGGCCAATGGAGTCGGACTGCTCGTTATTAATTCTTTTATCGTTCCCGAATACAACTTCGGCGATGTACTGGTCGGCTTGTCTAATGCGTTGCTCGACTGCATTTCTGTTCTTTTCAAATTCAGATTTTCCATTTTTTATATTTTGATTGTCCCTTTTTTCCCAATTTTTGATGGCAGCCGCCCAGTTTAGATATTTAACTCCTTTGGACTGCGAATATAGCAAAGCGCTTTCATAATACTTAGAAAGTTTTTCTCGTTCCCAATCTGGGAACGCCTCTTTAAATATTTTTTTATTATAATAAATAGAGTTTTCAAATGAATGTTTTTTAGTGGGCGTCAATTCGTTAGAATTGCTATACTCTTTTACTTTACTTCTATTTACTTTACTTATCTTTACTTTAGATGCGTTTCGTACGTGTTCGAAATGCGTTTCATTTTCTATAACGTGTTGATTTTCACGCCAATGTTTCAGACGTTCTGCGCTTTTTTCTTTTTTTATCTTATAGTTTTCACTAAACTTTAGCAATTGTTTGTTGAAACTTTCGCCATTGTTTGACGATATTAGTCCAATACTTTCCATAAACGACCAACATTTGTCCAACTTTTTTCCAATATTAAGTTGCTTTTTTAGCACCGCAGTTTTGATTGGTTTTTCTTGTTGGGCAAACTTTTCTAAAGCAGTATAAAATAAGCCGAGACCCTCGTAGCCAAAAGCCATATAAAGTTCTGTTACCTTTTCGTCATTAAAGGAATTGGAATCGTGTAAAAAATACTTCATAGATGTTAAAAAATAAAGCCCACCAGTCGAGAATGGTGGGCTAAGGTTAGTAGTGATTAACCTTTAAATAATTTCACTTGCTCTCGACTTCAAATGAAATTATATTGAACTCAAATATCGATATTTATTCCATTAAAACGAAATTAATACCAGATATTTTTAAAACTTTTACTTTGCCAGTCTTAGCCATGTGATAAGACCACTGAGTTGTTTTATTATTTTTTTTAGCATACTCGCTAAAGCTAATCAATTTGGAAATGTCTATTTTCATGCTCAAATATATTATAAATTTTACAAATTACAAATAACAAGGTTTCTGGCCTCATATTTTTTTAAATAAACTGACTGGTCAATGTCATCGTGTTTAACCGAGACAAGCGCCTTGTTGCCCATGCCATAATAATATGCAGCCAAACGAATAACAAAAGACCTTTGTACATTAAATTTAGCCGCAGTTATTTTGACGCTATTATTCTCAGCAATCAAAGACTCAATTATTTTAGCGTTGCGCTCCATATTGCTTAACATAAAAGGATGTTTGGTCTGCGATTACTTTAATTGCGTCAATGCGGTCATATAATGACTCCAAATACTTATTGAGTTCGTCAATGTCTTCGGTTATTTTGTAGCCGTTAGACGATGCAATAATGTTCGGAGCGGTTGTGCGTCTCAAATAGTTCATTATCACTCGGATTCTGGAGTCGGCCAAATCAAACTCGGTGTCGTTACCAGAGCGCTCAAAGATTAGTTTTCTCAATTGCTTGTTAGTGTAAAATTTA